CGGAGGATGGTGCGCGGCGCCTCGCCGCCGCCCGCGCGGAACGCGAAGCGCCCCGGCGGCACGATCGGCGGCCGCACGACGCGGAAGGTCGGCAGCGTGTCGGTCCACCACACGGCGGAGCTGTGCAGCGCGTCGCGGAGCGCGAAGCGCACGGGCGCCATCGCGGTCTCCACGCGCTGCGGGTCGAACAGCACGGCAAGCACGGCGTCGATCCCGCCGGCGTCGTACGCGCGCTCGAGTGTGGCGAGCGTGACGGCCCCCGCGGCGTCGGTGCCGCCCGCGAGCGCGGCGTAGGCCCCGAGCACGGCGCGCCGCACGTCCGGCGCCAGCCGGTCGGCGAACAGCGCGGCGCGCACCCACGGCGGGGAGCCGGCCATGTTAGGCCTCCCCCTCGACCAGCCGGCGGCGTCGGTCACGCGCGCGGTTCTCGGCGCCGTCCCCCTCGGCGCTGGCGCACGCGTCTGGCGTCCACCGCACGACACCCTCCACGAGCGCCAGCTTGACCGTGACCCGTTCCCCGTGCGGCCCAGCGCCCGTGAAGAACGCGGCGCCGCGCATCCACTCCGCGAGTAGTGCCTCGTATTCGTGGGACGCGAAGCGGTACACGCCGTTCGCGTCCTTGATGTGCGCGTTGACGTAGCCCGTCCACTCGAGGGTCGTCAGGTCGGAATCGCTCACGCCAGCCGCCCCCCGGTGAGCCGCAGCAGCGCCATCGTGAGGCGCGCGCGGGCGTCGCACTCCGCCGGGCCGGGCGTCTGCGGCGTGTCGCCGGTGAGCCGCCCGTGCGCGGCGACCACGTACGCGTCCAAGGCGTCCATCAGGTCCGCGCCGGGCGAGCCGACGGCGACGCTCTGCTCGGGGCTCACGACCGCCGGCGTGACGTCGGGCGGGCCGTGCGCGCCGACCGGCCCCTCCGGCGGCGCGGCGGGCACGTCGAGCATGCCCGGCACGTCGCGCACGTCGTCGTTGGGCGCGTTGGCCTCGCTCACGAGCGCAGCCTCGCGTCGGCGGTGTCGCCGCGCATCAGCGCGCGGAACGCGACGTGCGCCTCGACGTCCGTGAACCCCGAGCGCGCCGGGTACGTCGGCGCGGGCGTCGGCGCGGGGCGCGGCGTGGGGCGCAGCGTGTAGCCGCGCCGCGTCAGCTCGCGCTTGAGGAGGCGCAGCGTCCAGACGTTCGCCCACACGAGCCAGCGCAGGTAGACGTCCCGCATCGTGTCCTCCGTCAGGGGTGGGTGATGCCCATCGCGGCCACGCCCACGACGAGCGCGAGGCCGGCGGTCGTGAGGCAGCGCGCCGTGCGCACGCCGCGGTCGCAGCGGCGCGCGGTGACGGCGCCCGCGAACGCGATCACTGCGTCGCCCGCGACGTCCGGCGCGTCGAGCGGGTACTCGTGCCGCGCGAGGCCTACCGCGTGCGGCAGGACGCCCGTGGCGAGCCACGCGGCCTGCTGCGCGGGCCAGGGCGGCACGCGGAGCGCGCGCAGCACGCGGTAGCCCTCGGCGCTCGCGCCGGCGCGCAGCGCGTGGAACCCGATGCGCGGGCCGGTGACCTCCCACGGGCCGATCTGGTCGACCGTGACGCGCCACACGTCCCAGCGCGGCCGCGCCTGCCCGAAGCACGTCCGGGGCTGCATGAGCAGCCACAGCACGAGCAGCGCGAGGGGGAGGGCGCGGCGCATCGTTAGGCCGCCTTGGGTGGCTGGTTCGCGAGCTGCTGCGCGCGCGACTCGGCGGTCGCATTCGCCATGTCGATCGCCTGCTGCTGCTTCGCCGCCGCGTCCGCCTCGAGCTCCGCGAGCTCGTCGTCGACGTTCACGTCGCTCGGCAGGATGCGCCCGGTCTTGAGCACTTCCAGCAGGCGCCGCTGCGTGATGTTGCCGTCCTTCGCCAGCGCGTTGAGCGCCAGGATCGTCGGCGCGTCGAGCGTCCCCTCGTCGTACGAGGTCGTCACGCGCACGCCCGGCACGTCGGCGACGCCGAGGAACGCGCACGCGTCGGCGAGCGCGTTCTCCAAGCAGTCCTGCAGCGCGCGCGCGGCGGTCGCGAGCGTCGCGTGCTCGGCCGCGCCGTCCAGCCGGCGCCCTTCGGCCGTCTCGCGCGCGGAGCCGCGGTCTTGGCTGAGGAACGCCATGCCGAGGGCGGCCATCTCGCGCTTGATCTCCTCCTTCTCCTCCTTCGACGACGTGAGCGCGTTCGGGTCGGCCTGCACCCACGCGGCTTTCGCGTCGGGCGACGCGAACTCCAGCACCGAATTCGGCCCGAGCTTCCACTGACGCCGGATCGGGTTGTTCGCGCCATCATACGCCTGCGGCTCGCCGCTCACCGTGAAGACCGGCGCGTGGCAGATGTGCATGAGGTAGCGCCGGTCGGCCGCGACGCGGTAATGGCCGACGGAGAGCACCGCGAGGTCGTCGAGCGGCGGCGCGGCGACGAACGCCGCGCTCTCGCGCCCGGTGACGCACGGACTGAAGGGGATGCGCTGCGGGCCGGTGATCGTGCCGAACGCCTCGAGCGCGAACGTCGCCTGGTCGCCGGTGCCCGTCTTCGTGTAGAGCTGCCACGTGATCGCGCCCGACATCTCGCGGCGGAACACGCGGTAGCGGCACACCGTGCCGAGGCCGAAGCTGCCCTTCGGCACCGTCGCCTCCTCGGCCAGCACGAGCAGCGTCAGCGTCGGCTTGCCGCCGACCGCCTCGACCCGCCAGTTGATGACCTGCGACGCGCGCACCGGGATCCAGGACGGGCGCAGGCCCTGCCGCTTCGTCTCCGCGATCGACACCGCGCCGGGGTCGGCGACGGTCTGGTAGTCGGTGAGGATGCCCGCGAGGCCGTCGATGATCGCGTCGTCGAACAGCTGCCGCGCGAAGACCGGCATCACCGAGCCGCGGCCGTCCACGTCGTCGAGGAACTCGGCGAGCGGCGCGGGGAGTTGCGTCTGCTCGCCGCTCTCGTCGACGCCGACCGCGGGCGGCGTGGCGAACACCATGCCGACCGATGCGGTGACGGTGCGCGGGTAGGCGCCGAAGACCTCGGTGAGCGTCTGTCGCACGGCGTAGTCCTCGCCGTCCTCGCCGCGCCACTTCGGGAGGTAGGTCTGTCCGGCGGCCTGCACGGCGTCGGTGCCGGCGACGAGGTCGCGGCTGCGCTGGCGCTTGGGCGCGAGCGCGTCGTACTCCGGCCGGCGCCAGTCGGGGCGGTCCTCGGGGGGGAGGCTCATCCCTGCTCGCTCACGATGCGCAGCTCGTTCGTGCGCGCGTCGTACTCGACGCACACGCGGTCACCGTCGCACAGATTCGTCGTCGGCACGCTGAGTGAGAGCGTGTGCCACGCGTTGTCCGCCTTGATCGGGCGGTCGGTCGACATGCGGCCGACGACCCTCCGGCGCGGCGTCGGCGCAGCGTCGCGGATACGGCGGCACACGTCACAGCGGCACGCGCAGTTCGCGCCCTGCGTCGAGTCGATGCCGAACTGCGACAGGTCGATCGGGGATCCGAATTCGCGCTCGCTCATGCGATGAACCGGCTGTGCGTGATGGTCAGCTTCGTCTCGAGCACGCGATACCGCGTCTCGTCGCCGATGTGGTCTTCCGCGTTCGTGTCCACGTCGTCCGGCTTCTTCTCGTCGCGCGGCAGCACCGGCACCGTGCGGAGCCACTGCGTGCACGTGTCGAACACGAACAGCCCCGCCTCTTCGCGCGGCGCTTTCGCCGCGGCCACGAGGCGCGCGCGCAGCTGTTCCCAGCCGATCTTGCGCGAGCCCGGCCGCTTGTCGGCGGGCACCCACCGGACGCCGTACTGCTGCATCGTGTCGGCGATCGACACGCCGTCCTCGGCGTCGTAGATCGAACTGTCCGCGGGGCCAGGCAGCACCACGCGCCCCTTGAGCAGCGGGTGCATCTGCTCGCGCTCGCGGATGCCGCGCGCGATGTCGGCGCTGCGCATGCGCAGCCCCTCGTTCGGCTTGCCCGTCGAGCCGTACCACTCGGCGACGCGGAACAGTGTGCCGCGCGCGTAGTGGCGCAGCTTCCCGTCCTCGAGCGTCACGGGCGAGCCGTCCGACTCCGCCCACCAGCCCACCGAGAACGGCCGCGCGCTGCCCCAGTCGAAGGAGCGGTTGAGGCGCCACGATCCGGGGATCGCGAACGGCTTCACCGCGTGCACCGTCCGGTCAAACACGTCGTCGAAGAAGCCGCCGGCGACGATGTCCCAGTCGCCGTGCAGCCACGCGCGGCGCCGGTGCGCGTTCTCGTCGGAGGCGAGGCGCTTCGGGTAGTCCGGGTCCGCCGCGAGCATCACGGTGTTCTCGGACCAGTGGCCGGTGATGCGCACCCGCTCCAAGCCTTCGGCGTTGCGGATCACGACGCCGGCCGGCGCGGGGTCGATGAAGCGCGCCTTGACGGCGTGGTGGCCGATGCCGAACGGGTTCGCGGTCGACCGGATGCGGCGCGGGACGCCCACGACGGACGAGCGGTTGCACGCCTTCATCGCGTCGTAGCACTCGAGGTCCGGCCAGTTGGTCAGCTCCTCGAAGCCCATCCACGGGTACTCGTGCCCGTGATAGTTCCAGTAGTCCGACGGCGTCTCGATGTAGCGGAGCAGCAGCGACTCGCCGTCGGGCCACGTCCACGTGTGCGAGCTCGCGTTGTAGCGCGCGTCGGGGTAGGCCTGGTGGAACCAGCGACGCGTGCGCGCTTCGACGTCGGCGAGCTGCGGGTAGCTCTCGCGGAACAGGATGCCGCGCCACGCAGCGCCGTGGCCCTGGCCGATGTCCTTCGCGAAGTCCCAGATCAGCGCGTCGGTCTTGCCGGGGCCGCGCGTGCCTTCGTACAGGCACTCCCACACAGGACAGGACAGGAACACCGCCTGCGAGCCGGGGAGCGGCGCCCAGATCGGCGTCACGCCCGACGGCGCGGCGACGCTCAGCATGAGGGCGAGCAGGAGGCGGGCAATCACGCCTTCCGTCCGGCCGCGCGCTCCGCGGCGGCTGCGGCCTCGGCGACCTGCCCGCGGAGCGCCGTCTGCTGGGCGGCGGCGACGGCGGCCCACTGCTCGGCGGGCATCGTGGCGG